GGACTAGAGCTGGCGTGTTAACCTATTCATTGTCTTTGATAAAGATGCTGTCAAGTACACCGATATCTTTGTAGCTGACAACTGCTACTTTACGATTGCGGTCGTTAATGTGCAGACTATCAGGTTCTAAGGTAACCTGGTAACAAGACATAGGTACTAGTGTCATATCTTCATCATACTTCCATTTACCATCTAATAAACCTTGGGCTATCTCTTCTGCATATACGTGTTGAAGAGTAGTACCATTAGGAAGCTTGACAGTAAACATAGGACGACCGTCGTTATCAGAGTGTTCGCTGATTATAATAGCGTCAGGACGGTTACTAACGCTTTCTACTTTACAGGAAAATAAAGTGACCATTACTATGATCAAGTAGATAAAGTGCTTCACTATATTGAGGATTTGGTGAAAAAGATAAACCTAGTACTAAGGATCAGGGCCGTTTAACTAGGATAAGCCACAGGCTGAAAGTTAGCCAGCTTCTGTACGATACCGGTCACGAACCGGATAGCTTGAAGGTTTGTTAGATCATAAAAGTTTAATCACCCATATCCACGCAGTGTATCTGCTTGGTAGAGTGAGACACATAGATAGTATAAGAACCAGTATCATTTTGGTATTGTTCCATCCAGTCATCAAGAGCCGGTGGAATAACACCACCATTAACCCAGCCAAGGTTTGTATATCCGTGTTGATCTACTAAAAGTTCCATTACATGGCGCGGATAGTAGTGGTGTCGAGATACTTTTCCTTGTTTACACATATCTAGTGTGAGTTCAGGAATAGAAAAACTAATCATATAAAGAGGTTTTGGTGACAATTTTAGAAGTGTCACCCATGACACCTATAACATAGGAAAACTATAATATAGTAATGGTATGTTATAAGAAGTATCACGGGTGACATGTCTTAGTTGAGCTTTTCTTCCACGTCTATACAGACAATGATGGATGGAATCCAGCCAAATACCAGCATAAAGACTGCTATACCTCCAGAACTGGAGATTTCACGGAAACTTGCGTTATCAGATAGCAGATAAGCAAACAAAGACAAGGTGAGCCAGGTGGCTGCTAGCGTACCTAAGAAGGTAAGCATCATAAGAGTACCTTTCATATATTGAGTTGTTTGGTGACTTGTATATGTCCCCTCTGCGTTCAGCTCCCTTGCTAATGCCTTGGTGTTAGCCAAGGATACTCTTACATAGATTGTCAGGAACTGCCTAGCCTTGGGAACTAGGTTGTGACGCATTAAACAAATGTTATAGCTATCTTATCCGCGGCCGAGGTTGGTTGCGGAAGCTGATTATACAGAAGTAAATAAGAACGGGTAGTGGTTGCCACTCACTCAGAGTAACACACACAAACCCGTTCTAATTCCTTGGTGATCAGCGTTTTATTCCTTTGCGGATTACTGGATGACGCTTATAAACCAGCTTGAGAGCTTACGCACTGCGTAACTCTTCTGCCAATGCTATCATAGCAGTTATACCTGCTACGGCTATGACAGTTCCGCTGGTGGTGATTACCAGCATAGTGTAAAAAAAGAAGTTGAAAAACCGGTTCTGTTGCCAGGCCTATCCGGTAAAGGGCCCCGAGCTGAGTCATGTTAACCTAACAGGCTGACAACTATCAGCCTGTTATGCCTGTCCCTACTATTAGATCGTAGCCTTAATAGTAAGCGGACTGCCTTCGGTACTGGTATTAACCAGGCAAGCGGAAGACAGGTCACCGTCAGGAACCAGGAAAGCCATATGACCTTGAGGGTCTATATCCTGTTGGCAACGATAGAAGCTGTCTTCATCAGCAAGGACCGAAAGTTTGTTTGACTTTTCGTTATGAACGATGTCAAGACGAGAGGCACCGATTGCTTTTTTGAATCCTGCAACCGAAAGGAAGGAAATCTTTTGCTTTGTCATTTTGAAGCATTTTAAGATTAAGAAATAGAGTTTACGAACACGCTGAACCTAAGCGGGTATACGGAGTTTCAGAAGGTGGTGGGGGACCTTCTGCGGGGTGGTACTCACCCCCTCCTACATACTAGTTCTACAGTACCGGGGGTCATAGAAGGATATAGTACCCGGGGGGTAGTTTATGGTATAAAACATGACGGGGATTGGAAATAGGAACCCCTTGGTTATTAGCTTACCTGCTGGTAATCATGGGTACTCTGTCTATATAAGGATACCTTACAAGGTTAATGATTACCAAGGAACTACAGGATATAATAGATTTTAAAAGATCTTTACTCTATAATAAGTGGAGTATAGAGTGTATCCTAGTACTGGGAAATGGAGATCCTCTTAGGTTTAATGAGATCCATGATAACCTTCCCGGCTGCTCAGCCAAGGTACTTACCCAGACTTTAAAGAGGATGGAGAACCAAAAGTTAGTTACCCGCACCTCTTATAACGAGGTCCCCCCAAAGGTTACCTACGAGTTATCAAATACCGGCCTATCTTTACTTAGTTATCTAGAAAGCTCCTTAGAATATTTTACTATGGCTTATAAGCTCTATAAGGCTGAAGAAGTTTAGTTACTCACCATTCTATAGTTATAACTCACTAAACAGTAACTGACCTCTACATACTACAAGCATCTTTTTCTGCGTTTTTGTTGTTTTTTACACATGTGTTGAAAAGTTAAAAGCTAACCTCTATAATTAAGAAGGTAAATTTGGAGAGTTTAAACTTATTAAGTATATTATAAGTGTAGACCTTAATAAACCGACCTTATGATACACACCTGTAACATCCATTGCCATACGATGGATTTAGATAGAGCCGATCTAATGGGCCTAACTGATAAAGGTAAGTGGCTACCTTTTGCTTTCCACCTAGATATTGTTGTTGCCTGTAAGTTAACCACTGACGATGAAGAAGAGACAGTGTATAACTGTACCACGGTCTTTACTGACCAGGGGGACTCTTATATTATAGATACCCCGTACACAGAGTTCCAGACTATTTTTCAATTATATCATACTCAGGAAGGCTCTAAGCCAGCCGAGGATCTTAATTTTTAAAACCAACCTATATGAGCACTGAACAACTAGAACAAGAAGAGCAAAAGACTCCTCCAACCAAAGAAGAGGTAATAGCATTCTTCCAAGAACAAATTGAGGTAAAGAAAGTACAGCTTGAGCTTCAAGAACTAAATACTGCAATGGCAGTAGGTAGAGCTGAAGAGCTCAAAGCACTGGCTTTTATAGCTCAGCTTACTAATCCTGCGAGCCAGAACGAAGAAGATGATGAACCAAAAGCACCCCGGTCCCTGAAAAAAGATAAGTAATGAACACGCTCTATAAGCTTAGAGACTACAGAGAGACATACATCTTTGAGCGTGAGCATCCCAAAGAACTACGTTGGGACGAGAAGTATAAAGTATACATGCTCAACGAAAACAAAGAGTGCCAGGGTATTTGGTTTAAGGACAAAAAAGGTCTGGCAGCAGAAGCTATCATGACCTGGCAAAGTGATAACGTAGTACACATAGATAGTTTTACGGTCCTGCCATTTCACCGCGGTCAAGGTCTGGGTTATCAGTTGATCACCACCGTTCTGGACTGGGCAAAAGACATGAGATATGAGTATCTAATAGGAGAAGCAAGGAAAGGAGCCAGCTGGCACATCTTTGAAAATCTTGGAGCAGAACCGGTAGTGCTTCATAAAAACTGGGGTAAGACCGGAGAAGATTATATGAGTTTTAAAATGGAAGTATAATGGCAATAGTTAATCAGGTGGAAAAAAGAGTGAGGATGAATACTTGGCAAGCTGTCAAGTATCAAATTCTTACGCACTGCTACCTGTATGATATACCGGTAAGTGAAGCAGATCTAAACTGTCTGACTCTACTTGCTATAGAAGGAGACCAGGAATTAACAAGTTTCTGTAACAAAGCATATGAGAAAAAGATTTTTTCTTCTACTCAGTCTGTACGTAACTGTCTGACCAAAGCCGAGAAAAAGAATTTGATAAAGAAAGAAGGCAAAAACAAGAAGAAGATCTATATCCATCCGGACATGAAGGTAAGCTCTGCAGGAAACATATTACTGGACTTTAAATTCTTATGCGTTGCGTCCTCGTAAAGCAAAAGAGTTTATACCCGAAGTAGCAAAAGATACTGCTCTTAGTGAAGAAGCAGTTTCAGCTATTGTTTCTTATTACTGGCAAGAAGTAAGAAAAAGCTTGAGTAGTTTGAAACACCCCAGAATACATGTCTCAAATCTTGGAGATTTTGTGACAAAACACTGGAAGCTAGATGACAAGATTGATATGCTTGAGAAGTTTGAAGAGAATAACAAACAAAAAGGATTGCAGAAAATAACAGCAAGGTATAAAACTGCAGAAACTTTGTTTGATCTAAAAAATTTAAAAAAGCTTATGGCAGAGGAAAGCCAGAGAGCTGAGTTTATAAAGATGCATAAAAATGAGTCTAAAAGAGAACATAATACGGATCTGGAAAGCAAAGAATCAGATACTTGAAGGTGTTACGAACTCCATCTTTAAAAGAGAAGATGTTGAAGAAATAGCTAAAGAAAGAATGAGTATCTGCAGAAAGTGTGACCTCTACACAGAGGCAGACTCTGGGTGTGTAGTTGCAGGTACAACTCCGTGTTGTAATCAGACAAAAGGTGGATGTGGTTGTTCTCTTGGATTTAAAACCAGATCATTAAGCTCTGACTGTCCGCTTGGAAAATGGAAAGCAGAGATGAGTCAGCAAGAAGAAGATTATCTAAATCAGAAGCTTGGCCTTTGAGACCGGAAGAAACGATAGCACTAGATGTAGTTCACTCAATCTACAAGACAAAGACCATCTATCAAAAGATAGAAGGTGGTGAGCTATATCCAGAAAAAAAAGAGGTCCTGGTCAAACAGATCAAGGTAAAAAAGTGGTTTAAAAAAGATTGCATCAGCTCAATAGAAGAATACGTAAACAGTAAAAATAAAATAAGTAAGCACCGCTCTGTGGTGTTTGATAAATTCTCAGGAAGGTTTTATGCAACCTTTCATAGTCCACAAGAAGTTTTACGTCAAATATCCTCCACCCCTATGAATAACCCAATTGGATTCAACCATGATAATAACGTTCACTCCTCAACATCACAAATACAGCAGTATAGAGCCAGACGGAATTGACTGGCTAAGTGTAACCTCGTTTATATCAAACTTTAAACAACCATTTGACGCTGACACTATAGCTGCTAAAACAAGTAAAAGTAAAAAATCTAAATGGTACGGCATGACTCCAGAAGCTATCAAAGAAGCTTGGAAGTCAGAAGCAAATAGAGCAACAACTCTTGGTACCTGGTATCATAACTGCAGAGAAAGAGATATATGTGAACTGTCAACTATGGAAAGACATGGCTTTGTAGTTCCTGTTGTAAAGCCAATAGAAAAAGATGGTATTAAATTATCTCCAAATCAAAAGCTTGCAAATGGTGTATACCCTGAACACATGGTATACTTAAAATCAGCAGGACTATGTGGTCAGTCAGACTTGGTAGAAGTAGTAGACGGAGCTGTACACATTACAGACTATAAGACAAACAAAGAGATTAAAGTAGAAGGATTTACAAACTGGGAAGGCGTTACTCAAAAAATGCTTGCTCCTGTTTCTCATCTTGATGATTGTAACTTTAATCATTACGCTTTACAGTTATCTCTTTATATGTTTATTATTCTTAAGCATAACCCCAGGCTTAAGTTTGGTAGTCTTACTATTCATCACATTCTTTTTGAAGAAGTAGATAAAGATAAGTTTGGTAATCCAATCACTGCACTAGATACAAATGGTGATCCAATAGTAAAAGATATTGTACAATATGATCTTCCTTTTTTTAAGCAGGAAGTAATTAGTCTTTTACACTGGTTAGAAGATAACCGTAATAAATTAAAAGCTAAATAATGATTGTACAGACTATACATGAAATACTTAATCCTTTTGATGTAGAAGTCAGAGAGCTTGGTTATGGTGTTGCCCTGTTTATGATTGCCGGCTCTATTCATTCTAATCCACAGTTTATTGTTAGGTTTTATCATAGTGGTGAATTAAGAACAGTAGACCAAAATGATATACGTGTGTATGGAAATCCAACAGCAGGAGAAACAATAAAACCTAAACCTTTTGAAGATGATAAGACTATTTGATATACAAAACGGAAAGGTAACAGCATCAGAACACTGCTATACCTTAAAGTTTTTAAAAGATATAATGGATGCATATCCAACTGAACATTTACAGATATATGCTTATCTGTTTTATATGACTTGTCCTAACCCTGACCTTAATCCCTTTTTTGATGTACCGGAAACCGAGAAAGAAGAAATTATTCTTAGAGAGATTGACGCTGATTTCTCCCTTGATGATGATCTTATTGCAAACGGCATTAAGATGTGTGAAAAGCTCTACCAGACACCAACGTATAGAGCATACATGGGTATTAAAGCAATGCTTGATAGGCTTGCGAAGTATATGGAAACCACAGAGATTGAACACGGCAGAGATGGCAACATTACGGCTCTTGTTAATGCAGCCGCAAAATTTGAGTCCATCAGGCAGAGTTTTAAAGGTACGTTACGAGATCTGGAAGAAGAGCAGCAAAGCCAAGTAAGGGGAGGACAGAACTTAGCTTATGATCAATAATGTAAGGTGACGAAACTGGCAGACGTGCCCTCTTGTCTCGAGGGTGTGGACGCTCTGATAAAGACAGGATAATGGGTTGACCACAATACTAGTAGCTGTCCTGATCCTAAAGACCACATGGTTGTTCGACTCAACCCCTTACAGCTAAAGCGGATAAAACGTGCAGTAGCCGCAGGGATGACGTCTCCCACTGCACTCTTTATTGTGGGGTAGTGTAATGGTAGCACACTGGGCTCATAACCCAGGGATCTTAGTTCAACTCTAAGCCCCGCAACTATAAACTTATATTTTATGGAAGAAAGTACACTTTATGATTACGTGTTTCACTATAACACATTTACCAAGACTTGGGCAGCTATTCCACGTGATAAGTATACAGCATACTGGAGTGAACCAGATGTTCCTGGAGTATTGCGTAGTAAGTCTATTTCTACTCTTACAGAGTTATTAATAAAAACTGGCGGTGAAGTAAGTAAGATTGCAAAGCTAATTCGTGAAAAGTAATTACTACATAGAAGTTCCTACTTATGATAAAGGTCAATGGGACCTTACTACTTTTTATACAAGAGAAGAGTTTAGGGACTTCGTATTGTCTTGTTTTAAAGAACCTGGTAAATATCAGTTTGATGAAAGTAGTTTAATCTTTAATGCTGAAGCAAGAAAGTACCAGAAGAATGGATATTACTGTCCAGCTCCTGTAAAGACTAAAGATTTTATAAACTACTGGGATGATCAGAAACTGAAGTGTAAATCAGGCATTATTGTCAAAAACAACGACAATGTATGGTATATCAGTCGGGACTACTACATGTGGCTAAACTTTCTTCCTATCTATGACAAAGAAGAAAAACGTTTTGACTTTGCTAAAGTAAGAGACGCTCAGTATCACATGGCTTTATATGAGCTGCTTGCTGAATTACACTACAGGCACTCAGCTATTCTAAAAAAACGTCAGATAGCTTCTTCATATTTTCATGCTGCAAAGCTTATAAATATGTACTGGTTTGAAAATGGTGCTGTACTAAAAATAGGTGCTAGTCTTAAAGATTACATTTCAGAGAAAGGTACTTGGCGTATGCTTACTGAGTATAGAACTTTTTTGAATGAACACACTGCTTGGTATAGACCAAGTGATCCAGATAAAGTATTTTCTTGGCAACAACGTATTAAGGTAAGGATTGGAGGAAGAGATACACATAAGGGTAATAAATCTATTATTACTGGAACCT